ACCCATACCTTGCGACAGCAGGAGACTATGAGGCCATGCTCCTCTCGCTTCCTGAACAGCAGCGTAGGCAGCTTCTTGAGGGTGATTGGGACATCAAGGAAGGCGCGGCGTTTACTGAGTTTAATAGGGATATTCACGTTGTTGAACCTTATCGTATCCCTAGCAACTGGGTCAAGTTTCGTGCATGTGACTATGGTTACGGCAGCTATACTGGCGTTCTTTGGTTTGCAGTCACACCTAGTGAACAGCTTGTCGTATATAGAGAACTGTACGTCAGTAAGGTATTGGCCGCAGACTTGGCCGAAATGATTTTGGATTTGGAAGCTGAAGATGGGAACATTAAGTATGGTGTTTTGGATAGCAGTCTTTGGCACAGGCGTGGCGATACTGGCCCTTCTCTTGCGGAGCAAATGATTGCAAAAGGATGTCGCTGGCGTCCGTCAGACCGTAGTAGAGGTAGCCGAGTAGCGGGTAAAAACGAAGTACACAGACGCTTACAGATTGATGAATTTACAGAAGAACCAAGACTTGTATTCTTTGATAGCTGCACAAATACAATATCACAATTACCAGCCATCCCTCTGGACAAAAAAAATCCAGAAGACGTTGACACAAAGTCTGAAGACCACCTTTACGACGCGCTACGGTATGGGATTATGTCCAGACCCCGGTTCTCTATTTTCGACTACGACCCGCATGGCAGACCATCGACAGGTATGAGAGTGGCTGACGCTACCTTTGGATACTAAGGAAAAACTATGGCAGATGATGAAATTATGATTGAAGACGATGCTATCGCTTTGGAGGATACAGACGACTCTGTAGCTGCAGATAGTGATGTTGCTGGCATTATTCCATTTATTATGGATAGGTATCGCCGCGCTGAAGATTATCGTTATCAAGATGAAGAAAGATGGCTAAAAGCATATAGAAATTATCGTGGCTTGTACGGGCCGGATGTTCAGTTTACTGAATCTGAAAAGTCTCGTGTATTTATTAAGGTCACTAAAACTAAGACACTAGCTGCATATGGTCAAATTGTCGATGTGCTATTTGCCAATAATAAATTTCCTCTTGCAATTGAACCTACAGAACTTCCTGAAGGCGTAGTAGCGGATGTACACTTTGATCCACAAGAACCAGACGAAATGCAAAGCCCCTACGGTTTTGCAGGTGATGGCAATGATCTTCCTGCAGGTGCAACGGCGCAGTCGCTTATAGAGCAATTAGGGCCGCTTACAGAAAAACTGCAGCCAGTGCAGGATAAACTAAAAGAAGGGCCGGGTAAAACCCCAACTGCAGTCGAGTTTAGTCCAGCTATGGTTGCGGCTAAGATGATGGAAAAGAAAATCCACGATCAGCTTGAGGAGTCGGGCGCTAACAAAAACCTGCGCAGTAGTTCGTTTGAGATGGCGCTGTTTGGCACTGGCATTATGAAAGGCCCATTTGCTGTAGATAAAGAATACGCAAACTGGAACGACGATGGAGAATATGATCCAGTATTCAAAACGGTGCCACAAGTAGATCATGTGTCTGTGTGGAATTTCTATCCAGACCCTGACTCTAACAATATGGATGAAGCACAATATGTAATTGAACGTCACAAGCTGTCGCGTTCCCAACTGCGTAACCTCAAAAAACGCCCATACTTCCGTGGTCAAGTCATTGACGAATGTATTATGATGGGTGAAAACTACGATAAGAAATACTGGGAAGATGATCTGTCCGACTACGCACCGGAGCATGGCATTGACCGCTTTGAGGTGCTTGAGTATTGGGGCATGGTCGATACCGACATGCTGGAAGAAAATGGCGTAGATATTCCCAATGAACTAAAAGATTTCGATGAACTGCAAGCAAACGTATGGGTACTAAACAACAAACTTATTCGTATGGTTCTTAACCCGTTTAAGCCAGCAAAAATTCCATATGTAGCTGCACCATATGAACTGAACCCCTATAGCTTCTTTGGCGTAGGCATTGCAGAAAACATGGACGATACGCAGACGCTGATGAATGGCTTTATGCGTATGGCTGTGGACAATGCTGTATTGTCAGGTAATTTGATTGTAGAGGTGGACGAAACCAATCTAGTGCCGGGACAAGACTTGTCCTTGTATCCGGGTAAGATATTCCGTCGTCAAGGCGGTGCGCCGGGTCAAGCTATCTTCGGTACAAAGTTTCCTAATGTGTCGTCTGAAAATATGATGTTGTTTGACAAAGCGCGTGTGCTTGCTGACGAGTCCACTGGTCTGCCTTCTTTTGCGCATGGACAGACAGGAGTAACTGGTGTAGGTCGTACCGCTTCCGGTATCTCTATGCTGATGGGTGCTGCCAGTGGTAGCATCAAGACCGTTATCAAGAATGTAGATGACTATCTTCTACGTCCGCTTGGTGAGGGCTTCTTCCGTTTCAATATGCAGTTTGACTTTGATCCAGAAATTAAGGGTGACTTGGAAGTCAAAGCACGTGGAACAGACAGCCTGATGAAAAATGAAGTGCGTAGCCAGCGGCTTATGCAGTTCCTGCAGATTGCAAGCAATCCTTCTCTTGCACCATTTGCAAAGTTTCAATATGTTATTCGTGAGATTGCAAAGTCTCTTGACCTTGACCCCGACAAAGTTACCAACAATATGAGTGAAGCTGCCCTGCAAGCAGAGATGATGAAGGAGTTCCAAGCGCCGCTGCCCGAAGGGCAACAACCTGCGCCAGCAGGTGCGGATGCTATGGACACCTCCGGTGCAGGTGGTGGCAATATAGGTATGGGACAAGTTCCGGTGCCGGGTGAACAAGGATTTAGTGGAAATGCACAACCAACAAATATTGAGCAAACTCAAGCCGTGGGTCAGCAACAACCGCCAGTGGGAAGCGTTCAGTAGTTATATTGATGCTGTAATTGAAATGCAGCAAAAGGCACTTGAACAAGCTGATGACAATGTAATGATGTACAGGTCGCAGGGCGCGATTGCAGCATTACGCAAACTAAAACAATTAAGGGATGAAGTAGTTGGTAGCGACTGAAGCACAGATGCAAGCCATCCAAGAGGCTAAAGATATTGACTCTGGTGTAGATACTCGCACCAAAAAAGAAATGCTTGCAGAACAAATGACTGATTTAAAGTCTATTGGTAAGACTGTAAAAGAAGAAGGTCCAATGTTCTTAGCAGAGTCCACTCCCGGTGTAGGTGAAGCCATTGCTATTAAGCGCACCTCTGATGCTTTGGATGAAAAAGATTATTTAGGTGCTACAATTGAAGCAGGGGCTGGTCTTCTGGGAGTAATGCCTGTATTTGGTGATGCAGCAGCTAAAGGGTTGCGATCTACTAAATCCGAATTGCGTAAGTTATTTGATAAACTACCCGAAACAGAACGCGCTTCACTTCCGGCACAACCAGATGAAAATCGTATTTTTGGCTATCACGGTACTGCGAAAGCAAGATCAAGAGATGAACCTTTTTTTGATATAAACTTTGCTCGTAAAAATGACCAATTTTTAGGAGAAGGATTTTACTTTACCCTTGACCCGGAGATTGCATCTGAATATGCTAGTCTACGCTCTATTGGCAGGAACTTTGAAAAGACTATCAAAGGAGACGCTGCACGTAAAATTTTGACAGCACCGAATGTGCAGAAACAGTTTGTCGGTGGTCTGGGCAAAGATGTATCTGTCCACGTAACACCCGGTGGTGATTATGTTACTGTTGGTAGCATTATGAAGGGTAAGAATATATATGGTGAAGATATTGCAGCAGGACAACAAGTAGGAAGATTTGATTTATCTGAATTACAAAAGCCGTATGTTGTGCGCACAGAAAAACAACGCAAAGAACTTAAAGACAAGATACCAGAACTAAAAGAACAAGGCTATGACTCTGTTCTGTTTGCTGACTTCAAAGACCGCTCCAAACAAATCATGGTCTTTCCAGAGCATATGGACAAGATTGATACGTCTTCCATTGCAGGACGCAGTGCTAGTGTTTCACTTAAAGAGGCGGACGCTTTAGAAATTGGAATAAACCCTGCTATGAAAGATGGTGCTTTGCTACGCAAATATGATGCAAGCACCGTAAACTCTATGGTTGAGAATGCTTCAGCAGCAAATGCGGGTACTAAAGCAGCCAATAAATTAATTGGAGCAGAAGTTCCTGATGGAACACAAGTTGGTATTCGTCTCAATCTTAACTCAACTATTCCTAATATGCCTAGAGGTTTGGATAAACTTCAAACTCTTCATCAAAAAAATTACAACGGTAAGGCTTTGTCATATCGTCCTTTTGCCACAGTAGAAAATGTTACATTCAATGTAAACCAAAAAGGTAGACAAGGTATTGCGGCTAAAATAAAAGGTGTAGACGTTCCTGAAGCAAAAAATAAATTTCCTGCTATGTCGGTTGATGGACAGCTTAATAATAGTAGGAATATACTAGATGAAATGGATGACGATGTAGTAGAGATTGGTTTTAATCCTATGAGTGGCCATCTATTTGTAGATATGTCTACTGGACAAGCCGTACAGTCTGCGGAAGTAGCTACTGTTGTAGGTGACAGAGTATACGCAAAAGGTGTAACTTATATGAAAAAGGCAGAGGCACCTGATCCGCTATCTGCATCTGATGGAACACCACTTCCAAGTGAAGTTCGATATAAAATGAAAAAAGGTGGAGTAGTACCTATGGACAGACAAATGGATATGTTCGCAGACGGTGGTCTGGAGCAGGACGGCGGCACTAATGACCCGGTATCAGGCAATGAAGTGCCACCCGGCTCTACACAAGAAGAAGTGCGCGACGATATCCCGGCACAACTTAGTGAAGGCGAGTTTGTATTCCCGGCTGACGTAGTTCGTTATATTGGTCTTGAAAAGCTAATGATGATGCGCCAAGAGGCTAAGATGGGCCTCAAGATGATGGAAGCAATGGGGCAGATGGGCAACAGTGAAGAAGCTACGATGCCAGATGATTTGCCTTTTGACATAAATGATCTTGACATGGACGACGAACCAGAGTATAATGTAGGTGGTTTCGTTCCGGGTACACAGCAGGATCAGCAGATGGGTATTGCAGGATATCAAGCTGCACCTATGCCTACTACCTCATATGCGACACAACCTGTTCAAGCTGCGTCACAACAATTTGTGCAGCCTGTACCCCGCCCAGCACAGGCATATGTACCTACACAGCAAGTGCCAACACCTTTGCCTACCTTTGGGCAGATCACTGGACCGGGTGTTCCAGAGGTAGATTTTGAGTTTGCTACCTTCCGCAATGAAGCAGGTCAAGAAATTCAACTGCGTATTAAGAAAGGCAGTAAAGGAGAGTTGCTTCCGGGTGAGGTATTGCCTGAAGGCTATAGTTGGGTTGACCCTGCAGCAACGGCTACGGAAGAAGTGACAACGACACCTACTACAGTAGGAACCACATCGGTAAGAGATAAGTATTCTTCAGATCAAGATTCTGAACGTCGGCGCGAAGAAGAAGAAGCTAGGTACGGCCCCGGTGGAGGTCGTATAGCACTTGGTGGAGTTAGCGATGGCAAAGGCTTTAAAAATGGCGCTACAATAGTTGGTGTGTCTTTTGATGGTGGAGGTCTGGGACTAGCTGCCGCCCTTGCTACAGGTAAGGGTATACCAGAAGATGTTAACGCTACATTTTTCTTAGATGGTGAAACTGTTACTGTAAGCGCGGAAGTGTACAATAGAATGAAAGAGGCGGGATTTAAAGGAGACGAATCCAATTTTATATTAGACAGATTAAAAAATCCTTTAGAAACACGTCAACGTGATTTTGCTGCAAGAAGAGCCGAAGCAATGGGTGAGGAAGCAAAACGAGAAGCCCAGAAAGAAGGTACACTTCAGAATAAGATTGCTAAAGCGCAGGACATGGAAGTCGGCAGTAAAGAACGAAGACGGGCTTTTGGTGAAAGAGATGGTATGAGTAGGTCTGGCTTTACGGAAGGGTCAATTATCGATCAGGCGATAAGACAGGCGCAGGATGAAGAAGCTGCAAACATTGCGAGAGGGTATGATGATGAAGCATTTTCTGATGTGTCTGTTTCTCAAGCTGAATTAGATGCTGCAAGACAAAGTGCGCCTACTCTTTCGCAAGCACAACAAAGAGACGATAACGAGTCACCGTTTGAAAATCAAACTAGTTACAGCATTGGCTCTGGTGGCGGCTCTAGAACTACAGGCGATGATGCTAGAGGTGGATACGAAACAGGTAGAGGATTTTTTGCGGACGGTGGTCTAGCAGCAAAGAAAAAACCCAAGGTCAAAAAGATGAAGCGAGGTGGACTAGCTTCTAAAAAATAGTCCCACATATGTTGGCTACCCTATCCCCCACCCGACGTGGCTACGGTTGGCCCCAACTAGGAGAAAAACAAAATGGCAGAAGCCGAAATCATGGCTGAAGAAATGCAGTCACCCAAAAAAGTAGCGTTTGCAAATCGTAAGTATACTAATGAAGAGAAACGCAAGATGGAAGAAGAAGAACTGGAGCAGATGCTCAAGGAACAACGCGGCGAAAAAGAAGAGGCCGCAGAAGAAGAGCAAGAACCTGCTAATCCAGAAGAGAAGACGTTCAAGAAACGATACTCTGATCTGCGTAGACATCAACAGCAGCAAGCTGACGACTTTAAAAAAGAGATTGCTGAACTACGTGGACAGCTAGACGCAGCTACCAAAAAAGAAATGCGTCTGCCCAAGTCAGATGAAGACATTGAACAATGGGCAAAGGATTATCCAGACGTTGCAGCTATCGTAGAAACAATTGCGATGAAGAAAGCGCGAGAGCAATCAAGCGCACTTGAAGATCGTATCAAAGCAATTGACGAGATGCAACTGTCTGCAACAAAAGAAAAAGCAGAAGCAGAACTGATGCGACTGCACCCAGACTTTGACACTATTCGTGATAGCGACAGCTTCCACGAGTGGGCTGAAGAGCAACCCAAGTGGGTGCAGGATGCGCTTTATGAAAACGACAACGACGCACGTTCTGCTGCTAGGGCGATTGACCTCTACAAAGCTGATATGGGTATTGGCAAAAAGAAACCCAAGTCAGACAAAGACGCAGCCAAGTCTGTGTCCACAAAGAATAGTCGCAGTAAACCGCAAGAGAATGAAGCCTCGTCGTACTTAAAAGAGTCGGAAGTACAGAAAATGTCACCGCAAGAGTACGAAAAGAGGTCTGACGAAATCATGGAAGCTATCCGTTCTGGAAAGTTTGTCTATGATGTGTCGGGTAATGCCCGATAAAAAAGTGTTGACAAATAGTTATTTGTAAGTATAACTATACACAACAAAGGTGTAAGTGGGTTCGCTACCTGCTTGCACCAATCCGCAAACAATACAGTCTTATGGATTACCTGACGAGCATGGCCCGTTGAATAGTTGGGCGGCCACCTAACTGGAATACGCACCCATAGTGAATCAGCCTCTGATTAGTCTGGTAAGTTTGCATCTGTTAAATGCCTAAATAGGAGATAACATCATGGCTTTTACTACCGCAGCCGGGCATGGTAATCTTCCTAACGGTAATTTTTCGCCCGTAATTTACAGCAAACAGGTGCAACTTGCTTTCCGCAAGGCATCTATTGTTGAAGCAATCACCAATAATGACTACTTTGGTGAAATCGCACAAATGGGTGATTCCGTTAAGATTATCAAGGAACCCGAAATCACTGTTAAGGAGTACGCACGTGGTACAACAATCACGCCGCAAGACCTTGACGACGAAGACTTCAGCCTGACAATCGACAAAGCTAACTACTTTGCGTTTAAGGTTGACGACATTGAAGAGGCGCACAGCCACGTAAACTTCCAATCTCTGGCAAGTGACCGTGCTGCATACCGTCTCGCTGACCAGTTTGACCAAGACGTTCTTGGCTACCTGTCAGGCTTTAAGCAGTCTGCCATTCATGGCGCTGCTAATGCTGTTAACACAACTGTTAATGGTGGCAAGGCTGTTACCACCGCTTCGGATGGTGCCAACCTTGTAGGTGCGGAACTGCTGGCTTCCATGTCACTGGACGCATCTGACTTCACTGCTGAAGACGGAAGTGCTGGCTCTGCCAATAACTGTATTGGTATTAAAGCCCGTGCGCCGGGTCAAACAACTGTGACAATGCATGCATCAACTGGCGGTATTGCCAGCCCACTGCAAATCATTGCACGTATGTCACGTCTGATGGACCAACAAAATGTTGATACCCAAGGACGTTGGCTTGTTCTTGACCCTGTTTTCATTGAAGTTCTGAAGGATGAGGACTCACGTCTTCTGAACTCTGACTTTGGTGGTTCTGGTCTTCAGAATGGTCTTGTCGTAAATAACCTCCACGGTTTCCAAGTTTATTCGTCCAACAACCTGCCGTCTCTGGGTACTGGCTCAGGCACTACAGGTGGCCCGAATACATCAAACATGGGCATCATCGTGGCTGGTCATTCTTCTGCTGTTGCAACTGCAGAGCAGATTAACAAGACTGAAACCTACCGTGACCCTGACAGCTTCGCTGACATTGTTCGTGGTATGCACCTGTATGGTCGCAAGATTCTTCGTCCTGAAGCAATCGCTACTGCGGCATACTGCTTGGCGTAGGGAGGATTAAATTATGGCTACAATTAGCACTCTTTTAAAACCTGCCCACGGCAGCACCAATCGTGGACGTTCTCCATACTACGTAGATATGACTGTTGACCTCACGGCACAGGCAATTTCTAGCACGGCTGGAGACGTGGTTCAGTGTCTCACCATTCCTGCAAACACACGTGTACTACACGCTGGGTTTCAGGTTGTAGAGTCCGCAACCATGAATAGTGGCACAAATGCTACAGCAACATTGGGTGCAGCAGACGCTGACGAATTTGTTGCGGCATTTGACATCGACGGTGCTTCGGATGGTGCTTATGCTCCTTCCGCAACACCTGCAGCAGATGTAACACTTGCTACTGCAGATACTTTGGACCTTACCTTTGCGGGTGACGGTGCAACTTATACTGCTGGCAAAATCCGTGTTTACGCTGTAATGATGGATGTAAGTGAACAAGGTGACGTATCTGCTGATGAAGTAGATCGTGACGCACTTGCATAACTAAAATAGGGGGCAGCTTTCGGGTTGCCCCTTTATCTAGATGCCATGATACAGGAGAAACAAGATGGCAATTACAACTTCAATTTGTAACAGTTTTCTAGGCGAACTGCTTGGTGGTGTTCACGATCTTGATACGCATACTATTAAGATGGCGTTGATTAAACCAAGTATGTCGGGAACATACAATGATGAAACCACTAACTATAGTGACGTTACTGGAAACAGTGATGAAGCAACTGGCACCAACTATTCTGCTGGTGGACAAACACTAGATAACGTCAGTATCACTACTAGTAACACGGGCAATCGCGCTTTTGTAGATATTGACGATGAAGTGTTTTCAAACGTGACTACGTCGGCTGATGGCTGCATCATATACAACGCATCAGCTAGTAATAAGGCAATAGCCGTGTTTAATTTTGGTAGCACCATTTCTGCTACCGCTGGTGATCTTACTGTTACTATGCCGGGTACTGGTAGTAACGGAGATACTGCAATTATTCGTATTGCTAATAGCTAAGGGCTAGTACAATGGCCCTCGTTCTTGCTGACCGCGTAAAAGAAACGACTACGACCACCGGAACCGGCACGTACACACTTGCCGGTGCTGCGACGGGGTTTGAGTCGTTTTCTGTTGTAGGCGACGGCAATACGACATACTATTGCTGCACGAATGGCACAGACTTTGAGATAGGTATTGGTACGTACACCGCATCCGGTACAACGCTTGCTCGTACAACCATACTACAGTCAAGCAATTCTGATGCGGCAGTAAACTGGACTTCCGGCACACGAGACATCTTCATTACCCAGCCAGCAGGAAAGGCTGTGTACGAAGATGCTGGTGGAGACGTGTACATCTCTGGTGGTTTGATTGACCTGAAGAATGATGGTACTGCTGTCAGCCAGATCAAGTTTTACTGCGAAAGCAACAATGCTCACGCACAGACCTTGAAGGGTGCGCCACACTCTGAAGCTAGTTCTGCCGACCTTGTATTACCCACAGCATCAGGAACGCTGGTCGGTACAGGGGATACGGGTTCAGTCGCCACAGGCATGATTGCAGATGACGCTGTTAATGCGGACAAGTTGGCTAACACCGCTGTTACAGCAGGTAGCTACACGAGTGCAGACATCACTGTTGATGCTCAAGGCCGAATTACTGCTGCAAGTAATGGTAGTGGTGGCGGCGGCGGTGGCAATGCTGATACAGTAGACAACTACCACGTTTCCGTAGTGACTCAAGCAGCTTATGATGCACTTACTCCAGACAGTAATACAATTTATTTTATAAATGGATAACATTTAATGGCATACTACAGTTTTCTTAATAGTGGGTATGAAATTATTCCTGTTAATTTACCTATCGTGAAAATTTCTTGTTCTGACGAAGAAGGTAGAGAAATTATAACTGTATGGGAGGACTGTACGGGGGAAACTTTACATACAGTTTTAGATGCGTGTGAAGTGGCCTATGAAAATTGGAGAGAAGCTAGGGGGCCAGTCGAATAATGGCCATATATTGGATAGACCCGTTTCTTGAAGCCACTACACAGGGCAACGGCACTACTGATACAACAACGGAAGATGGCACTTATGCTGCGCCTTTTTCAATAACACGTTTTTATCTTACTTCTTATAGCTATCAAAGTGGTGCTAACGGTATTACCTTTTCTGACGGCGATGAGTTACGCATAAAAGGTCTACCTTTTTCTACACTTTTTGAAAGCAAAGGAAATGTGTATTCATATAGTAGTAGCTATCGTAACAGTTATACCCCTCTTAGGCCAGTAACAGGTAATAGCAGTTTTGACGCCACGATAGCTACTGATAAATCTAGTCTTTTCGCTTTCCAAAACAGCGATGTATCTAGTTTTCTTCCCAACTGGTCCCACCCAGCATTTTTTGCTGCTTTTTATACTAGTAACACTACAACCGAATTGGACGTGACTATAAGTCCATTTATTTATAGTGTTGTTCGTTTGCAATTAGGTCATGATTCCGCAAGCGATACGGGAATTGAAGTTTTTAGGTTAAAAGACACCTACGCTAATCCGTTGAGTCTGGGACCAAGCTACTGGTTTTGCATAAATAAAAAAGTAAAAGTATCTGGAGGTTGGACAAGTACAACAGCCCAAGAGGGCTATAGTATTATAGAATTTTTTAATACTGCAAATTACCAATATGCAAATATAAACAATAATCCTAGCACTAAGGTTGAGTATGACTGCGAGCGTGTAGTTATGTGTTATGCTGCACGAACTTCAGGTGGCGCACAAAATAATATTACTTGCAGAATAGATCAGAGTGATGCCAGATTAGAAGCTACTGCTCACGTAGCGCCTATGTTTGCTACTGCTGTTTCACGGCAGCATAGTTTCTACTGTGGAATTTACACTGGAGATTCTACAGTTTTTCCGTGGATTGCAGGAAATGATGACAATTCGAATGGATATATACAACTTTATAACGGCAGTGCTAGCGTTTCGCGTTCTGTTACGTTTAAAAATATTATAGTATCTGGCTACGTTTTCTTTAATAGTAATAACCTAAACTGCACTACTAATATAGGAAATTTATATATTTCAGGGCAAGATGTATCTGGCGTGAACAGGCCCTTTTACCATAGCATATCTACTTCGCAGCATATAGGAGGAACATATAAGTTTTTACAGAACAGTGTGTACTTCCAAGCCAGTGAGACGACCAGCCTAGCTAATATTCTAGCACCAGACCCTGCCTATTTAAACGGGGGTACTGTAACGTATGAATCTGGCCTAAAAAAACCGGGAATTGCACCTTTAGATAATCTTTCACCAAGCAATGTATACGGGCCAACAAGTGCCGGTTTTTTAACAAGCAACCCTTTATTTTCTGGTACAAGTGACTTTAGCACAAACAATACTTGGTTTAGTCAATTACTTTCTAGAGAGGAGGGTGACAACCCCATAGAATATTGTTCGTTAGGTAAACTAACCTGTAACGGCAATAATTATAAAACTAATGCACACAATATACAAATGCAGACTAATTCGGCTGCAAGCGCAACTGGCGCACCTAATTATATGATTTGGAGTGCTGAACACAATGACTATGATGGAAAACCTATATCACTTATAAGTGATCCATATACTGCAGGTATAAGTTATGCTGCGCTTATGTACAACGATGTTGTCAGCAGTGCAAATGTTTTGGTGGGGCAGTGGTCAGGAACAACAGGAGGAGCGTCTAATCAAGCGTGGATTCCACTCGTACTTTCCGCGCCGAGTTACACTGCCGGGGTAGATAATCTTAGAGTTACAGTATCGTCTGCCTACGCGGACGGCGCTAGTAACTCAGCCGCAGGTTATATTCTGCTACGGGCGTGGCATCGGGACACTACGCAAAGTGATAATTTTCGTGTGTATAGTTCGTCGGCTACGAGTATATCTGCTGGAGGTGATACTACGTCTCCAACCACAGTAACACTGAATTTATCAAACGTACCGGCGAGCGGTCAAGAAGATATTACGAGCGTCATAGTTGGCATACGACTCGACTTCACAAGTAACACTAACATACAAAAATACTATATAACGAATGCTGCAATAGAGATATACTAAAATGACTGTATTTAGAGTAAGCGCATTAGGGTTTGCCGACACTCTAACGGTATCTGCACTAGGTTTTGAACACAACGATTCATTTCCAGATGCCTTCATTGATATAAGCAGTGTAAATTCTACGTCTTCGATAAATGCAGTTTCAGCCAGCGGCAATACCACTGTACTATCAGGTACTAACAGTACTGCTAGTGCCGGTATTATTAGATTCGGCATTGATCTTACTGGTTTGGGTGTAAATTCTACTGCATCCGCAGGTAAAGTAGGTGCTGTGACACCCATGACCAACATTAAAGTTGGATCAACAGCATTGAGTAATCTTTATGTCGCAGGAACATATATAGAAAGAGCATATGTCGGCCCCAAGTTAGTTTACTATAAACTAGAAGATCAGCCCGGTCAGCAAGCATACACTACGCCCGGAAGTTATTCTTGGACTGCTCCTGCAGGTGTTACTAGTGTCTGTGTTGTATGTGTCGGCGGCGGCGGTGGTGGAATGTATTATGGAGTACCTTCGGCTGCTTATAAATTCGCTATGAATGGTGGCAGTGGTGGTGGTCTGGCTTGGGTTAATGATATTCCTGTAATACCGGGTAATAGTTATACTGTTGTTGTGGGTGCTGGTGGTAGTGATGGTGCATATAGTAACGGTTCAACTGCTGGAGGTGATTCATACTTTATAAGCACAAGCATTTGTAGGGCCGAAGGCGGCAATCCCGGCAGATATAGTACAGATTTAAATGGTGGAGGTTTTGCAGTCACTTCATTATACGGTACGTCAGGTGGCGGTAATGGTGGCGGTGTTGATAGCCGAAGTTCTTCTAGCTATGGTCCTGCAGGCGGCGGTGGCGCTGGAGGATACACTGGAGACGGTGGTGATGGCAGAGATGATTATTTTAGTTCTGGAGAAGATGGCAGCGGCGGTGGCGGTGCCGGAGGTGGAGCATCAAATAACTCTACGTATCTAGATCACATTTCCGGCGGTGGCGGCGGTGTTGGTATTTTAGGTGAGGGTTCTTCAGGGGTAGGTCAAAGTGATGGTTCTGGACAGGGTGGTTCAGGAGGTGCTAGTACGGCTTCACCAACTAATGCTACTGGTATACTAGATGGTGGTCTATATGGCGGTGGCGGTGGGGGTAAAGCCTCATCCTACTGGGGTGCGCACGCCGGTGAAGGTGGAGGTGGTGCCGTTAGAATTATCTGGGGTTTAGGCCGGGCTTTCCCATCGACAAACACAGGCGATGTATAAGAGTTGTTAGTCTAGAGAGTTAGTGAATGTTTGGCTTTTCCGCATTTAGTGAGCAACCATTTTCAGCAGTAGATACTGCTGTTAGTGAAGTCACTCTTACTGGTGTAGGATCAACTGCCGCTGATGGTTCTGTAACTGCAACTAGTAACGGTGCTGGTCTTACGGGCGTTAATTCTACAGCATCGAATGGTACACTTTCTGTAGCATCAAACGGCACTACACTAACAGGTGTTAATGCTACCACAGCAAGTAACCCGGTTACGTCAACGGTTACGGATAACATTACTCTTGCTGGTGTTAATAGTACAGCAGCAAATAGCGCAGTTACGTCAGCGGGTACGAGTAATGTTACTATTGGTAGTGTCAACTCTACAGCAGCAGATGGCACACTAACAGCAACAGCTATAGGTAATACCACTCTCGCTGGTGTTAATGCTACTGCCGAAGATAATTCTGTCACCGCGTCAGGCAAAGGTAACGTCACTCTAGGTAGCGTTAACTCAACTGCCACAGACGGTACTGTAAATGCTATTAACAACGGTAGTCATCTATCAGGTGTAAACACTACAGCAGCCACAACGGCAGTTACAGCCAGCAACGACTCCAATATAACACTGACAGGTGTTAACTCTACCGCTGCAGATAGCGATGTATCTGTAAGTGTATCAGATGGAGTAACCTTAACCGGCGTTAATTCAACTGCGGCTGATGGTACTGTAAGCGCCATTAACAATGGCACACATCTGTCAGGTGTAAATGCAACCTCTTCTACTGAAGCTGTTGTAGCAAGTAATGACTCTAGCATTGTTATTACAGGTGTTAATACCACCGCTGCGGATAACGACGTTACTGCAAATGGTACAGCTAACACCTCTATAACTGGCGTTAACTCTACTTCCGCTAAGAACGATGTCAGTGCTGCTGGAGTTGCCTTTGACTTTGAGGCTATCAAAGAAAACTACGACAGAGGTAGAGTTGTATATATTGACAAGATTACGGTCAGTTCGCAAAACCGTACCGCTAATGCCGCAAACGAAAATAGAAAAGTATATGTCAGTGGCGTCACTGTAAGTTCTAAAAATCGCACTGTGCATGTCATGCAAGAAGATAGAAAAGTATATGTTGAAAGGTTCTCTACTTCAGCCGAAAGAAGAGCAAGAGCAGCATAGGAGATTTGAATGTCATTTAGGTGGCCCATAAAAGACCCAGACGAAACCTTAGACTATAGTGTAGATTGGTCACGATTTCTTGGCAGCGGCACTATCAGTTCCGTTATCTGGTTTGTACAAACATCAGAGATTGGTAAGACACAGATTAATGCTGGACAGACATTGACTACTGCTTCTAGTAGTGCTGTGACTGACAGCATTCAAAATGTATCGCAGACCAATACAAACACTGTAGCGACCATTAACATTGGCAGCGGGGTGCTAAACAGAGAATATACATTTACATGTCAGATGACTGACACAAATGCAAATGTAGCTGAACGTACCATCAAATTACCGATAAGGCAGAAATAATGGCTTACAATTATCTTGGACTTGTAAACGAAGTAAACCGCAGAGTGAACGAAGTTGAGTTAACGTCTTCCAACTTTTCTACCTCTACAGGTTTCTATGCCCACATTAAGGATGCCGTTAACGCATCTATTCGTGACATCAATCAGACAGAGTTTAACTGGCCGTTCAATCATGTGCAGCAGGAAGAAACGCTGTCAGCTAATGTGACACGGTATGCATTTCCGCATGACGCCAAGCTGCTTGACTTTGACAGCTTCCGCATCAAAGAAGACAGCACACTTGGAAATGCCACCACTCGTCTGGGAGTTGTCACCTACGAAGAGTATCTAGACAAGTATGTAGATCAAGAGTACAACAGCACAGGACGGCAGGGTGTACCACAACTGGTGGCACACGGCCCAGCACTTGAGTTTATCCTCACCCCTGAACCAGATGCTGCATACACTCTGGTGTATGAATACTACCGCATTCCTGTAGACCTTGAGTTGCATGATGACGTACCGGCAATACCGGAACGCTTCAAGCATATCATTGTAGACGGTGCTATGCACTATGCATATCTGTTCCGAGGCAACACACAAGACGCACTGGTAGCAAAGGAGAAGTTTGAAGAGGGCATTAAGAACATGCGTTCCATGCTAATCAACCGCACATACTATGTGAGGTCTTACATGATCCCACAGAACACCGGTGGTGGTGGTAGGACGGGCTATGCGAGGTTGCCCATCTAATGGCTGACGCATGGCAAACTTACCCTTTTGAGTTTCGCGGTGGGTTGATTACTAATCTTGCTCCCACCCAACAGGGTGTGCAAGCGCCGGGGTCAGCACGTATCCTGCGTAACTTTGAACCGTCCATCTTCGGTGGGTACAGAAGGATTGAGGGGTTTACCAAGTACGACACAAACGCACTAAGCAATACTGGTGTAGTTCGTGGTATAACTAGATACAGCAGTCAGGTATACGCAGTAAGAGGCGATGACCTATTCAGGTCTGCGGGATCAGGTTGGACGCAGATAAGTGACAATGGTTCATTCAGCAGTGCCGGTGTTACAATCGGCGGGACAGGCAAAGTACGTTTTCTGAAGTACGATTTTGACGGCACAGAAAAGCTAATGCTTGTGGATGACACGGGCAAGCCATTTAGGTTTGATGGTTCAACCTTTGCCCAGCTATCGTCCTTGCCTAGTGATACTTCTGGTGCAAGTTTTATTGTCAACTTTAAAAACCACATTGTACTGGGTAACGGAAAAAAGATAGTTTTTTCTGCACCATATGAAGATGATGACTTTACAGTTGCCAATGGTGGTGGTATAATAAATGTTGCGGATGAAATTACAGGACTTACTGTATTCCGTGAGCAACTAATTGTTTTCTGTAAGACCAGTATCTTTGTACTTAATGGCAACAGTGTGGCAGACTTTACACTACAGCCTGTGTCTCGTGACTTAGGTTGTGTGGCCCCAGATACAATTCAGGAAATTGGTGGAGACATTATATTCCTTGGTCCTGATGGCTTGCGTCTGTTCTCTGCAACTGACAGGATTGGCGACTTTAGTCTTGGTGCCGTATCCAAAACTATTCAGTCAGAGATGCTTGACCTGATTAGTAGTGGTAGTAGCGGATTTACAAGCACAGTCATTCGTGAGAAAAGCCAGTACAGAATATTTGCATTTTTGTCTTCTGGTGCTATTGAGGGTGCAAAAGGAATTGCTGCTACACAGTTGCAAGAAGGTGTAGTCTTTAACGATTTGCGTGGTATTAACGCACATGTATCCCACAGTGAGTACGAAGGATTTGACGAGTTAATATATTTCGCCAACAACGATGGCTACGTATATCAAATGGAATCAGGCAATACATTTGACGGGACAAATATTATTGCCAGCTTTGCTACACCGTTTGTCCCACTAAATGATCCATCTGTTCGCAAGACCATATACAAAGGCACAGCTTATCTAAAGATTAATGGTGCATTTGAATTACGTCAGACACTACAGTTTGACTACGCACAAGCTGGGTCTAATCGAAGTTCTGAACAGCTAGATAGTTCTTCTTCAGCAACAGTCACTTACGGTTCTGCTACATATGGTGCATCTACTTCTATTTTTGGAACAGCGCCAGACGCAATCTTTAATGTGCAGACACGAGGTTCAGGATTTGTCGTGTCCATATTATATGAAACATTAGGCAGCAGCACAGATGCTGTATTTACAATTGACTCTGCTACTTTGCAGTTTATAACAAACGCTAGGAGATAATAATGGGTACAGGTTACACTCGTAATGATACCGCTAACAATATTGCAGACGGGAACGTAATCAACGCCTCTGATCTTGATGGCGAGTTTGATGCGGTTCAAGCTGCTTTTAACGCTTCAACTGGTCACAGCCACGATGGCACGACAGGTGAAGGTCCACAGATTGACGCATCAGGCATTGCCAACAATGCTGTTGCACTTGGTACAAAGACTACAGGTGACTATGTAGCAAGCCTGACAGCAGGTGCCTTGATTGACCTGCAAAACAATTCTGGAGAAAGTGCAACGCCAACCATTGACGTTGACCTCACAGAACTTACGGACATGACAGAAACTGCTGTAGGCGCAGATGAACTGGTAATTCTCGACGGCGGTACGGCACAAAAGCGTAAAGCCATTAGCGAGATACCTCTTAGTATTTTTAACAACGACAGCAGCTTCTCTAGCACAACAGGTACAGTAACATCTGTCGGTACAACAGGTACGGTAAATGGTATTACTCTTACAGGCACAGTTACAAGTAGTGGTAATCTAACTTTAGGTGGTACGCTTGGCAATATTACATTTAGCCAGCTTGATGGAGGTGCAGTTACTACAAGTTCAGAATCTTTCGCGGACAACGATACCACACTGATGACAAGTGCGGCTATCAATGACCACATTGAAAGTTTTGGTTATACAACTAATACTGGTGACATTACAGGCGTCACTGCAGGCACGGGCTTGTCAGGTGGCGGGTCATCCGGTGATGTAACGCTTGCCCTTGACTTCAGCGAACTGACTGACATGACAGGTGCTGCTTCTGGCACTACAGAGTTTATTCTGCAAGACGGTACAACTGAATCGCGCAAGGCTGCTAGTGAGATTAATCTTAGCATTTTCAACAACGATAGTGGGTTTGCGGCAGGTGATGTTACACTTGCGGGATCACAATCTCTTACAAACAAAACAATAGATGTTGACAACAATACTGTATCTAATATTGAAGTAGACAATTTTAAGTCTGGGGTTTTAGATACGGACATATCATCCGTAGCTGCAACAGACACAACCCTAGCTTCTGCAAAAGCAATTAAGACTTATGTTGATGCGCAAGTGTCTGGTGCCGGAATGTCTAACCTAGTTGATGACACTAGCCCACAACTAGGCGGCAATCTTGATCTTAATAGTAAAACAATTAATGGCAGTGGCACCATCAATTATACAGGTTCCTTAACACAAAACGGTAATACAAATCTTTATGGTGGCACGTTGAAGTTAAGCGGAAGTTATAGCCAAGGCACAGAAAATTCTGTTTTAGGTGAAGACGCCATGCAGAACGGCATGTCTAGCGGAGTAGCAAGAAATGTTGCTATAGGATTTGAGGCAGGTAAACACGTCAATAGCGGTTCATTTGATGACAATACTATAATAGGTCATTCAGCATTGCTTGGGGTACAGGATAATGCTAATAGTAGTCACGAAAATGTTGCTATAGGATCATCAGCACTAAAAGTAAACTTAAGTGGTGATGATAATGTTGCGATAGGCTATAAATCAATGACTGCAAGTACAGGCACGGATGGAAACACTGCTGTAGGTCACTTGTCATTATTTAACTTTAATAATAGTAGTGGCGGTACTGGTAAAAATACTGCCATAGGTTCAAATGCAGGTAATGCCATTACAACAGGCGCAAAGAACACACTTCTTGGTTCTTACGACGGAAACAGCGGTGGCTTAGACATCCGCACATCCGACAATAACCTCGTCTTGTCAGACGGTGATGGTAACATTCGTATGTATATCGACAGCGACGGTGGGTTGAGGGTCGGAACTACTACTAACCTTTTTAACACGGCTGCTACTGAACAGGCTTCAATCAAAAACCCCGGAACTGGCAATGCTCTTACTCTGCAATCAACAGACATTACCGGCGGTTTTCCTATTCTTTATTTGTCCAGTACGGATACGGCAACCAACCAGAACGCTGTTACTTTCCAGCGTGTTGATGGTGGAGGCAGCACTGTTGGCGTCGGCACAATATCAACTACCGCCTCGTCTACGGCATATAACACCTCTTCCGACCATCGTCTCAAGGAAAACGTAACCGACATGACCGGTGCGATTGCTCGTGTGAAGCAGCTTGCACCGAAGCGGTTTAACTTCATTGTAGACGCCGACACGACCGTAGATGGTTTCCTTGCACATGAGGCACAGACTGTTGTGCCAGAAGCTGTCACCGGTACACACAACGAGGTGGATAATGATGGCAACGCAGTCATGCAGGGCATCGACCAAGCCAAGCTAGTGCCGCTGCTGACCGGCGCACTGCAGGAAGCAATCGCCAAGATCGAAACTCTTGAGACGAAAGTCGCAGCACTAGAAGCTGGTAACTAATGAAGATGTCAATGGAACCTGTACTCAAAACACAAATGGAACTGGAAGCACATGAAAAAGAATGTGCCATTCGGTACGCTAACGTGCAGGAAAAGTTAGAGGCACTTGATAAACGCATGTGGCGATTAGAAGCAATGATTATGGGTAGCACTATTCTTGTAGTAGCAATGGTGGTATCAGTATTTATGGGATTTAGATAATGGCAATGTTCAGAGCATTTAAGCCTAGCGGCATGGAGAAGATAGCACGTGCTATGGGCTATCAGGGTAATATGCAAGGGTTTCAAGATTATCTTGCGCAAGACCCCATGCGTCAACAGCAGATGCAAACGTATCAAAATAAAGCTATGCAGATGGCAAACGGCGGCGCGGTAAAGATGCAGGAAGGTGGGACGACACCTATCACTATTCCAGATTCTACTGTGCAGCGCATGTATGATCCGGGTATTCCACAGGGTGCCGTAACGCAAGCCGCATTTACTCCTAGTGATGCGGGTCAATATGTACCACCTAGTAGTGGCACAGTTACTGGTGCAGTAGCAGTGCCTACTGCTATGGCTGCAACGCAAGAGGCGGCAGCACCAGAAGAAAAGCAAGCAAATATCATGGAAGCCGCACAAGCCGCACCAGCGGTTGATGCTGCAGTTCAGGCTACCCAAGCAGCACAGGGTACTGTAGACCCCCGTGCAGAGGTCACAGCGGCCCAGCAAACGGCATCTAGTGTGGGCAATGTCACTGCCGCACAGGGTAACGCCATTCTGATTGACAATCCTGTACAACGAGATATCCAAGCTGGTGAACTTATCTCTGGTGCTGCTGATGCACAAACTGCTGCACAGTTTACTGAACAAGTACAGGCTGCAGAAGCTACCCCCTCCACACAAGCTACCGTTCAGGGTCAGCTTGCTTCTCTCACTGCAAACTTTGACGCTGCTAATCCACCTGCGTGGGCTGCTGGCGCACTTCGCAATGCAACAGCGAAGATGGCTGCACGTGGACTTGGTGCATCTAGCCTTGCTGGTCAGGCTATTGTACAAGCTACGATGGAGTCCGCTTTGCCTATTGCACAGGCAGATGCTGCTATCATTGCACAGTTTGAACAGCAGAACTTGTCAAATCGCCAACAACGTGCTATGCTTGCTGCACAACAACGCGCTGCATTTATGGAGATGGAGTTTACTCAAGAGTTCCAAGCACGTGTACAGAATGCTGCCAAGATTAGTGATGTAGCTAACATGAACTTTACTGCAGAGCAGCAGGTGCAGCTTGAGAATAGCCGTGCTGCTAACACCATGAACTTGAACAACCTGTCTAACTCACAGGCTATGGTCATGGCAGAAGCTGCTGCACTAGCACAGATGGATGCAGCTAATCTAAACAATCGGCAACAAGCTGCTGTAATCAATGCACAATCATTCCTGAACATGGATATGGCTAACTTGTCTAATAGACAGCAGACTGATTTGTTTAAGGCGCAACAGCGTATTCAAAGTCTGTTTACTGACCAAGCCGCAACCAACGCTGCGCGTCAGTTCAATGCATCTAGCCAGAACCAAGTGGATCAGTTTTTCGCTAATCTGGCTACGCAGACTTCACAGTTCAACGCTACACAGTCTAACGCACAGGCGCAGTTCAATGCGGGGCAGGCTAATACAGTCAACAGGTTCAATGCTGAAATCAACAATCAGCGTGACCAGTTCAACGCACAGAACCAGCTTGTGATTGCACAGAGCAATGCGCAGTGGCGTCGTCAGATTGCTACCGCTGACACTGCCGCAGTCAACCGGGTAAATGAACTAAACGCTGCTGCAGTGCTTGACATTTCTAAGCAGGCGTATGATAATTTATGGAACTACTATGCTGACACAATGGAGTGGGCATGGACTTCCGCAGAAAACGACAAAGATCGTATTGTACAGATGGCGCTTGGTGAACTGTCTGCCAAGACACAATCTGATCTGGCACAACTGAAACTGGACGCAGAAGAAAGTGGTGCTATTGGTGGTTTCTTTGCAGATGTCCTCACAAGTCAGGCTGGTAGCGTTGCAAGTAAATTGATTTTTGGAGCATAAAAAATGAGTATAGAACGTCAACCCGGAGTATTAGCTAGTCGTAACTTACGACGTGAAGTAGGCACACTTCAAAAACAAAAGGCTATGGCAAAGTCTCCCAAGCGCGGTGGGCTTCTCGTGTCTAATAAAATTGCGCAGTCTCGTGCGGATAGTGAAAATCAAACTAAAACACAAATTGAAGTGGTGATGCAGGCTATGGCCGCTATTCGTGAAGGCATGTCGGGAGGTACGGTGTAATGGCATTTAGAGAAACATCAGATTTTGATATGCCTATTCCGGGCATGGCTATGACCCATGAACTTGGCGCTAGGCCGTGGCAATCTCCTCCTAAGATGATAACCGTAGAAGAGGGCATTGACTTTTATGTATCTCGTATCGTAGATAATAAAATGGCAGGTCGTCTACTTGACATCATTGAGACAGGTGTGCCACTCACTGCTATTGCGGAGACACTTACACTTGGTGGTGTTATGCAGGGTTTGCACACAATTGACGTAGCTGTGCTGGTAAATCCTGTTCTTGTAGAACTTATGGAAGGGCTTGCTAAAAATGCAGAAATTTCATATGTTGTAGGGGATGAAGACGAAATGGAACAACCAGATGCCATGCTTGTAAGAAAAGCTATGGACATGCTGTCAAAAGAAGATATAAAAGAAGAAAATAGTGAAGAAACAAATGAAGAAACTGAGGAAAAACCAAAAGGTCTTATGGCACGTAAAGGAGCAGTATAATGGCGTTTAGATTTCAATCTGCAATTGCTGGCGGCGCTAAAAGACTTTCCGAAAAAATGGAAAAGTTTGATGAAAATTATGCGGAAACTTTAAAAAATACCTCTGCTGATTTACGTAAAGAAGTAAAACAAATAGTGAAAGATAGGACAGCTTTTACTCGTGAGTATCAAAAGTATGGTCAACGCCTACGCGATATGGGTCTTTCGGATGGTCAAATTCAAACCGTTCTACAAAGTGGGGTAGATCGTTATGACGAGTTTGTCGAAGCACTTAATAATCAAGAACAAATTCATGTTTTATCTAAACAACCGGGTGAGTTTAATAGACAAGCGGCAGCACAAGCAATGTTTCAGGGAACTGAAACTGGCGATATTTTATCTTTTGACGATCAAGCTGTTGCGTTTGGCGCGGCACAAGTTCCTAGCACACTTGATCTTGAGGGAACTGCAGCGAGTGTTGCGGCAGGTACGCAGTTTGGTATCTTTAAGGCTGATCCATCTGATGTCCGTGCTGCCTTTGGTGATATAGGCTCTGATATACAACAAGGTCCAGTTATGTCAGATACGGGTCTAACAATACCGGGTCTTGGTGCAATGACTGCTGATGAAATTGTAGCCGCACGTCGTGCGCAAGCTGAATTAGAAGACCTTCAGGAAACAACTAAAGGCAGAAAAGCTACAACCCGTTTGGCAGCAGCTAATGCACAGGCTGCTGAAATTACAAATCAACAACTTCCACAACAACTAAGGGCTGAACTTGATGGAACATATGCTTCTACTGCACTTAGGGAAATGCAAACACGAGGTGTAGAACAAGATATTTCTATTGCAATTCTTGAGCAAGAAAAACTAAGAGAAGAACTTGTTAATTATCAAAAGTATGGGGCCAAAGAAAAAGAATTGGCACTAGACTTACTTGAAGCAAAAATCCGTAATGCTAATAGCCCTGCAGATTTGGAACAACTTATGGCAATATATATGCAGGATGCGGATACACTCACTCAAGAGGCAGCGGCTATGGAAGATGGCCCAGAAAAAATTGGTAAACTTGAGCAAGCAGGTATGCTACGGATTCGTGTGGGTGGTATTCAAAATGCTATCACTGATATGGACTCTACATCCTCTTCCGCAACACTTAAAAATCCTGAAACTAGATTTAATGCTGCCCTCAAAGTGAATTTGCAAAATCAAAATATTACAGGTGAGTTTGATGCCGTTACTAACCTCTATAAATATGATTTTGCTAATAAAAGACCTGCATATATTACTGGCTACTCAAATACGGTAGATCAGTTTAGAGGCTTGTATGCTTCGTCTAGTGCTATGGGACTAACTGCAGCTAATGAATATCAAACACAATTAGGAAATCAAATAAATAATTGGTCGCGAACTCCAGAAAAATTTGATGTAGTTGGCGGCAGCGAAAGCACTTTTATATTAGATGATTTTCTTACTGGAACTGGTGCAAAAATAACAGAAATAAATACGGCACGAGAAATGGGGTCGTCTGGCGTTCCTACAAAGAATTTTGACTTTGGATTACAAGATTCAACGACTATATCCAAATTAGGTAAGTCGGGTGTGTTAATGGCTGGAGATATTGTTCGGTATAAGATGCCTAATTCAGATCAAATAATCACTGCAATGTTTGGTTCAGATGGTGAGTGGATTGCCGCCGGAGGTTTTTAATGTCTGAAACAGGATATAGAACCTTTCAAGAAATGATAGATGATAGTTCTGATGAAGAAGACATCAGCGTTGCTATTGATACTCAAGAAAATGTTGTAGTCCCTCGTCACCGTACATTTGCTGAAATGTTAAACGAGGACGCCTCTGATGATCCCGCTCTAGAGCAAGAGTTTCTAGGGCAGCAAGCTGCCGAAGAATACTACTTCAGAACAAGAGAAGCACCTTATGGTTATGAAGTAAAAGGACCGTCTGTTCCCACAGACGATACAGGGTTTGGCTCTTTAGGTATATCCCTTGGACCCATTTCTGAAAGCAAAATCCCCCAATCTGAAAAAAATCTATTTACGTACGAACGTACGGCACAGGCGTATGACCAGTTCAACGCTCCTGTTGATGACGTATTGTCTGACGAGGAGTTTTTAGCAACAAACGTCCCTGATTATTTGCGTCCGTTTGTTAGTGTTGTAGCAGCAGGGGTGGATGGTGTTATAGTAAAACCCTCTGTGACGGCTTTGCGCGGACTTAACACTGGTTTGTTAGCTACAGGTGAAACACTTGAGGGTTCGATGGCTGCGTTTACTCGTGCAGTTCAAGAAGGAATTATTGAAGGCAGCACCTTTGAACGGTTAACCGGATTAACAGGTAAGGATTTAATACCATTTGCTCCCGAAACATCTGGTCGTAAGTTTGTTGGTGATTTAATTCAGCTTGCAGAAGTTGCTGATGCTCCCGCTGTTGCTGTAACCGCAATGGCTAAAGCTGGTGCGACTGCACAGATGCGCAAATTTGCAGAAGATGCCGGTGCCATTACACCAGACATTACAACTAAAAGAATGACATTTGCAGGTGGTCCTATAGAAGAGGGAAGTTTAGTTGAAAAAGGACTTCAAAGTATTGGTAGAGATGTCAAGGTAATTAAAGGTGGTGATCGTGTTCAAACTGCTGAAATGCTTGCCGCTGCAGAAAAAGCAAGAGCAAGGATAGAACGAGAGGGTCGTATTTCCGACATAAAGGGTCGCACAGAAGATGTTCGGAAAGCAAAAGCTAAAGCTGCTGCGGCAGAAGCTGCAAAACACGATGATATTATGGAAGAAATTATTCATAATTATGAAGATATTAACGAACTTGGTAGAGGTGCTATATCTAAAAAAGCATTTGGTAAGACTTATATTGACTTTGAAAAAGCCAAGACACTAGGAATACAAAAGGTAGAAGATTTAGGCTTAGACGATGATGTTGCTTATGATCTTGGCATTGGACCCAACGGTTTCCGTAATCCTATTTTCCAATCGGAAAAGCTAAACGCTGTTGTAGCAACAATTGCTAAAGTAAAAGAACTTAATCCAGAAGCGTTTAAAGGCAGCAAAAATGTAATTGAAACACTGTTTCGTGAAAGCGTTAAGGGCAACCTTATTGCTTCAGATGAATTACGTAAAATTCTAGACGAGTTTGGATTAAGCCTAGACGATTATATTTTAATGACTGTAGGTTCAGGCACCAAGTTTGGTAAAGGACTACAAAAATTTGCTGCTATGGCAACAGCTATGGGCAGGACAAAGCGGGTTAGGTCTGCTGGAAAAAAAGCGCAAGATGATCTAGACGGTGCGCCGGGTTTGATGGATTGGCTGGCGGGTAAAATACCATTTGAAATGGGGCTGAAAAAAACAGGTCAGAATATCAGACGTGCAGAAAACATAAGTCGTGGACTAATGGTATCTGCTTTTGCCACCGCTGCTAGAAACTTTGAATCAACTTTAATACGCGCACCACTTGAAGGGTTGACATACGTACTGCAAGATGCAATTATTCGCGGGGTTCGTATGGCTCGTCATACAAAATCTGGTGAATTTTCTGCAGCTAGAGAAGAAGCAGTAAACGCTGCCCGACGTTTTAATCCTATATCTAAAGACAATATATATCGGGATAGCTTTAATACATATTCTTTCATGTTTAGCAATCCTGAATATGCAGATGATATGACTAAAATTATTCTGGAACAACCAGAATTTGCACATCTTCTGACTCGTTATAGAGATCAAATTATCGAAGCCCAACGTGCTACAGGTAAGGGCGAAGGTGGTATATCTGATTTCGTATTTAATCCGATAGAAGATTTCGTAGATTTTTTAAATACGCCAAACCGTGGACAAGAATTTTTATCTCGTAACGCATACTTTTTATCTGACTTGAGTCGCAATTTAAAAAGAGAATGGGGTGTAAATCTAGAACAGATAATTCGTGACGGCAATATTAAAGAACTTATTAATGACTCACCTACACTTCGTCCAGTTAGGGGCAATGACACGCCCCCATCTTTTGCTGAACTAGCTACAGATGCAGTTGAGAGTGCCTTAGATAAAACGTATGCTTCTCCTCCTACGTTTGCACCATTTAAATCTATGCTTCGCATATTAAATGGCATCCCCGGTAGCACTATTATGATTCCATTTCCACGCTTTATGTTTAAAGCTATGGAATATGTAGGCTCAAACGTAGCCGGAGGTTATATACCTGCTTTGCGCATAGCAATGGGCAAGGGCAATCTGGTAAAAGATGCTGAAAAAGTTGCTCGTAATATGGTGGGCATGAGTGCGTTGTTAGGACTGTACTATTATAGGAGAAGCGAAGAGTCGCCTGAAAGATATAATTATGTTACAAATCCTGATGGGAGTCAGACCAACATTGATCCACAATTCCCTCTTGCACCGGGTCTTTATCTAGCTGAAGTTTGGAATCAAATTGATAAAGACTTTAAAATCTCAAGAAGCCAAGGTAAGGGATATGCGGAGTCTATGGACGATGGATTTGAAAACCTAACTAACTGGATGTTCATGGATAGAGGCAGAAATTTTGGATACGGTATTAAAGCACTAACAGGAAGTAACTTCCGCGCTAATCAATCTTTCGGACAACTAGCATCGGATGTCTCCAACTTATTTGCAGAAAACAATGATGCAGCAAAAACTGAAGAAACAAAGAAAGCATTTGGTAAATTAGTAGGAAATACCGTGACCCGATATTTTCAGCCGTACTCAATGGTTATTGATGCTGAACGGGCTATGGGCATGAGAGATAATTATTACAAAACCTATGAGGGTGAGCCTGATCTATCTTCTGGCAGTGCCTTTGTAAAGGGCTTTATGATACCACTTAATGCGCGTGGCTACGTAAGTCCGAATAAAGAAGCTGATGCCCCTCGCAGAGTTCAGCCAATGTCGGGAGAAAGGGAGCGACTCGCACCTACATGGAAACTTGCTCTTGGTATTAATGTTGAAAGAGGTGACAAACCATACGAAAAGTATTTACGATCCCTTAACTTTGTTGACTATGACTTCTCCTATAAAGTTGGAGTTGATGTTATAGACAACACTATGGCCGCACTTGTGAATGAACTTTTACCTGACATGGCTAATATGTTAGCTGGGCGAGAGCCTATGCTTAAAGCTAGACTAAAAAAGGAAGGTCGTTATTCTAACAAGATGATGGTTCTTGAACAAAGAAATCTAGTAAAGAATAATTTTGCTAACATTAGAGAGTCTTTAAGATCAGCACAATTTAGCGGTTCATCTAATCCGGGTTATGTAATGGCTGTTAACGCCTTTCGTAAGCTACCTAGCGAGGATAGAGTTATAGCGTTAAGTCGTGTTCAAGCCAGACGGGACGCTTCAGGGTTGCCTGATGTAGATTTAGGTAGCATAGAGGGATTGCGAGAGTTAATCGTAGAGGCACGTAGGGTTTCTAATGAAAGATAAATAAAAAAGGGGGCCGCGAAGCCCCCTCTCTCATTTTAGAACCTACCTAGCCATCGTGCTATGTGTGA